GAGAGCCGCCCGCCGCGCCGAAGATTGTCGGATTATGCAGCAGCATCGGCGTGTTCATGGCTTTTTTATACCAAGATATGCCGAAATGCGGCACACGCGGCGGCACAAGGCTAAAGCTGCCCGTAATGGAGATGTGCGGCAATTTGAGCTTCGGCAAACTCCAAGAGAAATTGAAAAAGCCTTTGATCTTGTCGATCGCGTTGCGCACCGCGTCCCGCGCCGCATTGATCGGCGTTTCGATACCCTTTTTAATGGCGTTAAAAATTGACGTGACCGTCTCTTTGGCTGCCTTTATCGGGTTTTCGATCGCCGTTTTTACCGCCGAAAACACCGCCGTCACCTTAGACTTGATCGCGTCCACCACCGTGCCGATCGTGGATTTTATGCCGTTGATGATGTTTGAAACAGAGGATTTGATTGCATTCCAAATCTGCGTTGCAAAGTTACCAATCGCTGTCCATCCGTTATTCCAAAGGTCAGCGAGCCCGCCAAGGAATATTTGTCCGGCATTGAGCAGATTTTCGCCGAATGCGTTCCAGTCGCCGTTGAGCGCTGTCGTGAACGCGGAGAACAGTGACGAAATGACGCTTGTCACCGTCTCGAATACTGTTTGCACCTGCGTCCAGATCGCATTGAGGAACGTGCCGTCCGTCTGCGCTTCGTCCACAAGCCATTTGATTGCGTCCGCAATGCCCTGTATCGCACCGGCAATGGTCTGCGCAATCGTTGCAAGATATGTTGCCGCATACTCCCATACGGCAGAAAACAAACTTGTGCCCGACTGATTGTTCGCAAAGAATGAGCCGAATAGAGAGGATAAGCCCTCCAATGCCATGCCGATTACATCGCCCACCGCGCTGAAAGCGTCCTGCATCGCTGTCCATGCAGCATGGATTGCCGTGCCGTCTGTTTGCGCCTGTTCAACAAGCCAGCCGAGTTGGTCGCCGACTGCCAGCAAAGCTGTACCGACAATACCGCCTACATAAACCACAGCGTCTCCGATTGCTGTACACACTCCGGCGATAATATCACCGGCAACTGATACTGCGTCTGCGATACCGTCCCAGATGCCGCCCCAGTCTATTTCCGCGTTGCTCAAAGCGCTGCCAATCGTGCCGATTGCATCTTTGACCGCACTCAAAACATTCTCTATCGCTTTGGCAGCATTATCAAAAACGTGCATGATGTTATCCGCAAGCCCCTGCGGCACATTCAGGCCGCTTACAAGGATCGTCTGTATACCGCTGAGCGCCGACTGCAACAATGCCGGTGCCAGCTCGACCAGACTGCCCGCAAACGCTTGCAGCAGTGATGCGGCAGCCGACGCCATACCGGGCAGGATCGTCATCACGAGCTGCGGGACGGCCTGTGCGACCACGGGAGCCAAGCCTTCGACCAGACTGCCGATACCGCCTAAGATCGTTTCTACGCGCGGCAGAATGTTCTTTGCGGCTATTCCCACACTGTCGACAAAGTTATCCATCAGCCCGCCGAAGTCCTGTGTATCGTCCGCAACGCCGACGAGCAGGTTTTTCCACGATGCTTTCATCATGCCGACAGAGCCCTGAATGGTTGTACTGGCTTCCTTTGCCGTCGTGCCTGTGATTCCCATTTCTGTTTGTACAATGTGGATCGCTTCGGTGATGTCCGCAAAGCTATCTATCGACAAATCTGCCATTTCACCGTTAGCCTGCTTCACCTTGTTTGCATCGGCGATAAGGCGCTCCATTTCTTCTTTTGTGCCGCCATAGCCTAGCTTGAGGTTATCGAGCATCGTATAGTTCTGCTTGGCGAAACCCTGATAGGCGTTTTGAATGTCCTGCATATTGCTGCCCATTTTATTGGCGTTATCGGACATATCCACAAGGGCTTGGTCGGCATATTCCGCCGCTTTTTTTGTGTCCTTACCCACGCTTTGCAAAAGCGATGCGGAAAAGCTCGTCACCGTCTCCATGTACTCGTTGGCGGAAAGACCGGCTGTCTGAAATGCTCGGTTTGCGTTTTGCAGCACTTTGTCCGACGCATTTCCGAACAGCGTCTCCACACCGCCGACAAGCTGCTCATAATCCGCATACGCATTCAGCGCCGACTTGCCAACCGCCGCCACAGCCGCCGCAGCCGCACCGAATCCCACTGCTGCGGCTTTCGCTGCGGCTGTAAACGCCTTGCCGATAGAGCTTGCCGCAGACTTTAATCCGCCCGCGAGCGCGTTGCCCATCTTCTGCCCCGACTCTTTGCCGCTCATCTCGACTGCCGGGGCTAAACTCTTTGAGAGCTGCGCTTGTATACCCTGCATTGAGGGTACGATCTGCACATACGCCTTTGCAATTTCAGTCGCCATTTGCTTCACCCCCTAACCGCTGCCATGCGGCTTTAAAGTCTTCCGGCGTGCGGTAGCCCGTCACTTCGTCGTGCGTTTGCGGCACTTCCGTAAACGCAGTCAAAAACGATTTGGGGCGGTTTTTGCCGGTCTGCGCCGCCTTCGTTTTTGCCCATGCTAAAAAATTAAGCGCGTCAGCTATGGACGCCAAAAGTAAGGTGTCCGTCGCTGCACGCGCTCCCGATAACTTTATTTTGATTCTCGAATCGTCCCGTAAGCCCGCCGCGAGCGTCGCCAGCATGGGCACCGGCAGCGCCCGCAGGTCAAACACCTTGTAGGTTTCCGCCATGTCGCAGATCAGGGCGTCATTGTCCGTCGCGATCATGCGGGCAAGGACGATCAGTTTTTTCCCGCGTCTCCGATCGCGTCCATGACCTCGCGGATACAGTCCGAAACGGCTGTGATATGCACTCGGCCGTCATCGCCGCGCAGGAAGTCATACAGGCGCTTTCTCTGCTCCTTGCCGAACAGCATCGCGCAGACATTGGAAAACGCCAGCGGGTTATCGTTCACGGTCTCCGCCAGCGCGTCCACAAATTCCATATCCTCCAGCACGCCGCCGTCGATCTCAAACTCGAAGCCGCCGCTTGTCTTACCTTTAATCATGATCTACCTCCTTATGCCGCTGCCGGCTTGCTCATATACTCGTAATGCGTGTTGCCTGCGCTGTCCGGCACGGCGGTCACGGTGACCGCGTAGCCTACGGCGCTTTCGTCCGCATACGTCACGTCGCCCACCTCGGTAATCGTGCCGTTCGGAATGACGACGCGCTTCAAAATGCCGCCGCGCATAATCATGTCGATAACCCACACGCCCGCGGCGAGCTCCTTGCCGTTTGCTTTAACCGTCAAGCCTTTTTCAAGGTCGCCGGTGACGTTTTCATCGAGATACACCGCTTTCAGCACGTCGCTGTTAAGGCTTTCGATGAGGGTAAAAGCAAACGTGTCGGTTTTCTCGTTCTGATAGGTCAGCACATTGTCTCCGCCCCACGCTTTGATGTTGCCGCTTTGCGGAGAGTTGGAGTTCACCACGCCTTCGTCGGATGCGTAGCCGAGATTTTTATATGCTTCGGTGAGCGCGGTTTTGGCGTCGGTCGGCAGCGCCGTGCCAAGCGGTGCGCGGTAGATCGCGCCGCCTACTTTCGGCTTGCCTGTGCTTACATTGGTTGCTGTGCTCATTATTCATGCTCCTTTCACTCGTCGAAATAAACGAGATCGTACACCGCCTGGTAGCGGTATCGTTTTGTCGTCGTGTCCGTAAAATTGTAATCGCTGTTAAGCCGCGATGCGCTGACGGCATCCAACTCCGCGGCGCTGTCCATGGCGGCTTTCACGCACTCATTGAGCCTTGCGGCTTCGTACATGGACGGCGCGTAGGACTGGATCGCCAGCATCGCGCGGTCAATGCGCTCCTCGCGGCTGCTGCCCGTTTTTTCGAGCAATACAAAGCTTTTTGACGAGTTTGCCGGGACTTCCAGCACCACCGGCATCGAAAGCTTTTCCGCGAGATAGTTTTTGATGATGATCTCAATCATGATTATCTCCCGAGGGCTTTAAGCAACGTATTTTCGCGACTGTTTTGCTTTGCGGCTTCTGCCGTTTCCGCAAATACGCCCGCTATAACTCGGCTGCTTGCTTGGTACAAATCTGTGCTGTATCCGCTTCCACACCGGGCGCGTACCTGTTCGGCTTGCTGTTTCAGCATTTGTCCCATTTCTTCGGATTTCAAAAGCTGCCGGATACCGCTGCTGTTCAGCTCGATTTTTACTTTATCCATATCGCTCCACCTTCACCTTTCGGTTCCACCGCAGCGGGATCATTGCATCGATGCCCTCCGTCACGTCGCCGTATGTGCGAAACCGCTGCCCGAAAAACTCGACCGTCACGTCGTGCCAGTCGTGCGCGTCGCCTTTTGGCAGTGCCAGCGTGTACGCGAGCCGCTTGCCGTAAAGCTGCAATTCGTTCACAAGCTCCTCCGTTGTCGGCTCGCCGATGAGCACGTTGTGCACCGTCTCCGACACTTCTTTAAACACCGGCGCGCCGAACGCGTCCTCGCCGGTCTGCTGCTTTTGGTATAGTATAACGTCAATCCCGCGTATCATCGCATAATCCCTCCAAAGGGCTGCGGGCGCCGATGCGGTTCCCGACGCCGAGCAGCTTCTTTTCGAGCTTTGAGAGATACAGCTCGCCCGCGCTGCCGCTGCCCATCGTCCAGCTCTGGGAGTAGCCCATAGCGCTCACCGAGCCTTGCGTGGAGCCGAGCGGATAAAGCGGCGCGTCGTTCCCGCCGCCGTCGCCCAGAATGCGCCGCACCATGCGGCAGGAAACGAGCTTTTTGCGGTCCGCGTCCGCCCCGGCGCTATACGCGTCGATGATGACCGCCGCTTCCTCCAAAAGGGATACGCAGCGACCTCTTTCATCGTCGCTTAAATTTCGGAACCCCGCCGCAACGTCCTCAGCTGTTGCGTACAGCATCTTAGCCCACCGCGGTTTCGGTGCGCTTAATGTACAGCGTCTGCGGCTTGGATACCGTCAGGCCATAGACTTTACGACCCTGCACCGCGCTGGCACCGATGAACTTGCCGGATCCGTTGAGGTCCTGCAAATGCACGGGCACCTGCCACTCCATCACGCGGTGGCACCAGTTCGGGTGACCGGCGATAAACTCCGTGGTTGTCTTTTTGCTCGCGACGCGCGTCGTGCTCTCGAAATCCATGTTGTTGGACTCAAACACATTAAAGCCCGCGATGCGACCGATCACGCCCTGCTGCACGAGCGTCTGGGAGAGGTCGCCCTGCTTGATATAATGCTCATCCAGCATGAGGACTTCGAGGTACTCCGGCGACGCAATGAGGAAACGGCCGTCGGCAGGTACGCCCTTGCGGCTCAGTACGCGCTTTGCTTCGAGCGCGAGCTTGTATGCGGTGGTCTCGGTTGCAGCCGTCTTTGTGGCGCTGACCGTTGCGCCGGAAGCACCCTCGAGCGCGTTGATAGACGCCTTGTCGATCGAGAGCGCCAGCGAATAGCCTGCGCTGTCCAGACGTTCCGCCACGATGCCGTCCGGCACGCTCGCAGCATCGAAGCCGTCGATGAGCTCGTTCACGGCCTCATCATGATCGATGGAAAGATCGATATACGCTGTCGAGCCTTCGGAAGCGTCCACGCCCTTCGATTTGTTGTAGGTCTTCACCGCCACCTCGGTGTCGCGCACCGGGATTTTTACTTTGCCCGCCTTCGGGTCGCCCTCGTAGCGGTTGTTGAAAATGAGATTATCACGGGTAACAAGCTGGCTGCGAAGCTTCGCGTCTACCAGAGTTGCCCAGCGTTCCTGGTTTGTGTGTGCCATAAGATTTCTTTCCTTTCGTAAACAAAATTAGATTTTCAAAGACGGGTTTAAAGCGCCGAACGCCGCTGCCACGCCGTCGCTTTCGGTGCCGCCGCGTGCACCGGGTTCACCG